ACCCTGGTAGCTGTAGAGACTGCTAAACGCGTCAGGAAGCTAAGTAAATGGCGCTGTTTAGTTTTATGTCCTCCATCACTTGTTGCTCAATGGGTAAAGTTCATATCCGAACAGGATGATGGAGGACCGCTAATCTATACGCCTTCAAGGCTACCTGTCGATTATCAAGCTTTGGAAGGTTGGATTGTCAATGACTACTATGCACTCTATAACCCTACAGTTCGAGAACGGATGCAAAAAGTCTTGTGGGACCTCGTTATATTGGACGAAGCTCACCGAATTAAAAATCGACAAGCAAAAATCTCCAGATATTGTAAGAAACTTAATAAAGTGCGGAGCATTTGCCTTACAGCTACTCCTATGGAAGCGGGAGCTGTGGATCTCTGGTCACTACTTAATTTCTTGGACAGGCCTTCGTTTCCGTCTTTCCATGCATGGACGAACAAACACCTGAAAGTAACGAAAAATTATTGGGGAGGCTTTAACTACGGAAATCCCAAGGACGAGGTCGCATTTGGGGAACTAGTCGCACCTTATATCCTGAGGAGGACAAAAAGGGACGTAGCTTCGGAACTCCCACCCCGCATAGACGTGCCTACAAGAGTCGACATGTTGCCGGCCCAACTTGCGATCTACAACGAGATTAAGACCTCTGACGACATTTTAGTGGATGTAGAAGACCAGACTCTTCTTATCCAAAACGTACTAACATTAATTCCACGCTTACAACAAGTTTCGTTGGATCCCTCATTGTTGGGATTTAAAGCCAAGTCTGGGAAACTGTTGTGGCTGGAGGAATTTTTAGATGACCATCCTAATGAACGTGTGGTGGTATTTACACGCTTTCGCGATGTGGCTCTCGATCTTAGCCGTAAGTATCGGGCTCCTCATATTGTTGGTGGCGACACTTCTCCAACTTTTAGTGAAGATACGTTCGACCTTCTCTTCGGAACAATAGATGCAATGGGAGAGGGACTGAATCTACAAAGAGCCTCGACCGCCGTCTTTCTTGAAGGACATTGGTCGACTACAAAAATGACCCAAGCCCTAGACAGAATTCATAGGGTGAATATTTCAGAGCCTAAGATTGTATACTTGTTGAATTCTTGCAAAGAAGATATAATTGTTTATAAAGCAATCTCCAAAAAGTGGTCTAAACAAGAAATGGTATACCAGTATCTCCACGGGTGAACCGTTTTTTATTTACGCCGATTGGTATAAGAAAAGTGAACAGTTTATCCAAAACGTTATGGGAGGCATCGTGTCGGACAAGGTAGAAATTCACATTTCTGATATAAGAACTTTTAGGCAGTGTAGGCGAAAGTGGCATTGGTCTTCCCGATTAGGAAGGAATCTAGAGCCGGCTATACCGTACGCCCCCTTCTTTACGGGCAAAGCAATTCACGCTGCGTTGGAATTTTATTACGTTCAGGGTGTAAGGCCTGAAGATACAATTGACAAATATCTTGAAAACGAAGAAGGCTATCTAGAGCAGTTAGACGCTTTGTGGCCTCTCGAAAGGAAAAAGCTTGATGAAGAAATCCACAAAGTACGAATGCTCATCGACCACTACTTCCTCTGGCAAAAATACGACGACCTCACATATGCTGACCGTAACCTTGAGTTCATCGAAATGGAACGAAAGTGGGAAGTTCCGATACAGATTCCCCTTCGAACAGGTGAAACGGTTGATGCTGTTCTTGCGGGCCGTTTTGACGGCTATTGTCGACACAAGCCGACTAATCGTTACTTCATATTCGAAACTAAAACAGCTCGAGCTGTTGAATCATTCGCTCATACACTCACAACAGATCAGCAATGTACGCTATATCAGTGGGCAGCTGAAAGGACGTATGACGTTCCTATTGCTGGGACGCTGTTCAACATCATGTCCAAGAGCGAGCCTAAGTATCCTGAGCTTACCAAGTCAGGTCGTATGTCAAAAAATAAAAGGATTTCCACGACATGGTTCTATTATGTTCGTGCACTCAGAGAAACACTCGGATTGTCTGATGCTGAGATACGTAAAGAGTATGGTGACGTACTTACTCACTTACGGAGTAATACAAACAAGTTCTTTATGCGAATCCCAATTGAACGAAGCAAACATCAAATGGATTCCGCTATTGAAGGGCTGCTCCAAACTGCCGCAGAAATGCTCGATCCCAATACGTCACTTTATGCCGCACCCTCGTGGATGAACTGTAACTTCTGTCTCTTTAAGGGCCCGTGCATTACAAAAGATATGGGAGGCAATTACGAAGTCCTTTTGGAACATGAATTCAATCTTCGAACAGGACACGAATCAATGAGGAGTAACAACGATGACGAACAGACGTAGCAGTCCCATTTTCAATACCGCTTCAACGACAAGAGAACCTGACTACGGTGTTTTTGTTGAAGCTGCTAAAGAATATCTTAAATGGGAACAAGAATTTATATATGCATGTGAGCAGGAGTCGAAATGGAGACAAAGAGCATACCGATTATCGAACAAGATGGCAGAAATAAGCTCTCGCAAGCTGGGCTTGCTGGGGCACAGGGTGGTGGATCAGTTGCGGAAGCAAGCTACCGAAAGTTCAGCAACCAATACGGAAAGGTCTACATCCCTGTCATAAATTTGTGGACTAAGTGGACAGGAAGACGTATGAGGTACTCGCGCAAGGTTTTTAAGAGGGCTAAAGCAGCAGCCGATCATTCCCTTGCCGTAGGAAATCGATATATCAAATTTATTACATATTGTAAGGAGGCGGAACGTGAAGAAGTTCGAACCGAAGAAAGCTAATTTCAAAGCACTCATTTATGGACAAGCGGGCACGGGAAAAACAAGGTTGTCCGCTACAGCCGAACTGGATGACCGTTTGGCACCGGCACTGATGTTGGAAGCGTTTGGGAATCCGATCTCGTTGGGAGATTATCCGAAAACTCCCGACATCCTAACAGTCGAAAATATGTCGGACTTCAATCCTGTATACAACTGGCTCGTGAATGGACAAGATCCTGAAGCGCAGTTTGCTAAAGACTTCGATTTGAAGCCTCCGTACAAAACTGTCATTGTAGATGGATTGACCGAAGTGCAACGATTTGTTATGAATATAATTCGCAATGAGGAATCGTTAGAGCCTGGCAAACTTGTGAAGTTGATGGACTGGCCCGGATTTAACCGCCTCCTAGGCACGATGCTGAATTGGGCCAGCCATTTTGTAAGTTTGGACATGAACGTCATTCTTACCAGTCTCGAAAAGACGGAGAGCCAAAAAGTGTACTCTAAACCCCTTTTATGGGGTCAGTCAGGAAACGAGCTGTGTGGATACGTTCATCAGGTCATTCGACTAACTACTCAGTTGGCTGCACCTAAAGCATACCTGCGAGATGCAAACGACCCTGTGATTATCCGGGGCGAAAACAAAACCAATAACGTAGCGCTCTTTAGAGAGACTCCTACGTACTATGCAAAAGATCAATACGGGATTCCGGTCGAACATATGACCGATCCTACACTCACAAAGATATTGGACCTACTAGAGCGGAGCACCTCAAAGTCCAAATAATCATATACACGCGTACACGCACGCAAAGGAAGACATACACATGCCAAGTATCAAACTCGACGAAATCAAGGGATTAGAACCAGTTCCCGCAGGCACTTACATTGGGACTATCACCAAAGCAACTGAGGGTGTCTCTAAATCTGGTAACGAGAAGATCGATGTTCAATGGACCCTGGAGTATCCTGAGGATCCGAAGATCGATGGCAGGATTATCTTTGACACCCTTGTCTGGCACGAGAAAAGCCTGTTCCGTGTCAAACAGGTCCTGCTTGCCGGCGGCTACGAGCCAAACTTCGAAGGTGAGATCACTGAAGAAGATCTGGTCGGCATCACTGGTTTGCTGGTTGTCGACATTGAGGATTCAACTCAAGTCGATCCGAACGGCGAACCGTATCCTCCCCGCAACCGCGTAAAGAGGGTAAAACCAGTTCAGTAACTTTTAGTTGAGCGTGCTCCGCTCTAATGGGTTCGATATATGCACAAAGACTTTTTACAACACTTCCTCTTCGGAGATGATTACTGGATCCAGATGGCGATCAGTAACCCTGCTTGGGCTGATTTCCATAAAGAGATTCCAGAAAACATTCCTACAGGAGACAACGTATACTTCGGACCTGCCTTACGTAAAGATCGCGGGGAAGAGAAAAGGCACGTATTGGGTAGTAAAGCGCTTTGGGTCGATGTAGACGATCTTGCTCGACCCTTATCTACCTTACCTCCTTCCTTCGCTGTCTTTTCCGGACACGGTTGGCATCTCTACTGGCTCCTTGATGAGCCCATAGAAGACATCGACCGTCTAGAGGAATTAAATAAGCTACTAGCGGAAGACATTCCTACTGCAGACAAGTCATGTTGGAATGCCAACCGTGTCCTACGCGTACCTGGAACGACTAATCTCAAAGAAGATGGTAAACCTGTACCTGTACAACTACGGGAAAACCATCCTGAGTTAGTGTATTCCCAGGCAGATATAGAAGTAGTCGGGAAGATTGACTCCAAAACCCGCCACAAGATAAGTACCGGAGATAAACGCGGATACAAGTCTCGTAGCGAGCGTGACTGGGCAATCGTTACCGATTTAATTTCGGCCGGCGCTTCAGAAGAACTGATCCTCCGGATTTTTGACCACCAAGCTTGCGGCGACAAACACCGCGAAGCTGAGGCCCATTATCTTAGTCGCACTATCGAGAAAGCTGGAGCCTCCCCCATTTCCGAAGTTGCGAAAGACAAGGGCTTTCAAGTCAGGGCAGATGGATATTATTTACCTGCTCGAAATGGAATTCGGAGGGTCAGCACCTTCACTCTTTCGCCCAAATATTTGTTGGACGGCTCATCGTTTGACGCAGAAGATGCAGTAGTCTGCGATGTCCATGCCAATGACTATGTTTGGGAGGATATTCCATTCTCACGGTCGGCGTTCACTACTGTGAGATCATTGGACAAGGAGTGCCCTGTAGCTGCATGGCAATGGTTAGGTTCAGATCGAGACTTACGTCAACTTTTGCCGCACCTCCTGAAGCAGCTAGAAGACGAAGGCTTACCTCGGGTAGCAGCAACGCCTGTCTTAGGCCTTCACAAGATAAAGGACAAGTGGTATTTCGTAGGAGATAAGCAAACGGTATCTGCGGACCAGGTTTGGGAAGGTTATGACGCGCCCGTAGCATGGTTGCCGACTAAACGAGAACATGCAGAGATGGAGTTGGGCGCAGAGTTTGACCCCCGTGTGCTTCCCGAGATTGCTGAAGCAGTACCGCAATTACATGCAGGAGAAACAATATGGCCGATGATAGGTTGGTATTCAGCGAGTTTCTTAAAGCCGTGGATAGAGCAACAGAATTACAGATTTCCTATCCTGAATGTGTCCGGTACGAAAGGCTCCGGAAAAACCACTCTGATTCAGAGAGTGTTTATGCCATTATTTGGTCAAGCAAATCCGAAAACATACGACGCTGGTACTACACGGTTTGTCACGTTAGCGCTGATGGGATCCACCACATCCATTCCCATAGCATTCTCGGAATTTAGATATGGACACGTTGAACATTTCATCCGCTTTATCCTCTTGTCGTACGACACTGGACACGACCCACGAGGTCGCGCCGATCAAACTACTGTGGATTACCCTCTTAGCGCGCCTTTTTCATTGGACGGTGAGGATCTTATTGAAGATCCTGCCGCCAGAGAGCGGATTGTCGTGGCATATCTCCATCCCGATGACATCGCTGAAGGATCGAATCCATATGAGGTCTTCAATAACTTCCGAACAAGGATACCAAGTGGATTCGGTAGGTGGTATATCCAGCGTGGGTTATCCTTACTTGAAGACCTCCCTCAACTACTCAACGACGCCAGAGAAGAAATGTTCAGAGTCTTCCCGAGTAGATTACCTGACCGTGTTCGAAACAATTATACGGTAACGTATTTTGGAATGTTGTTATGGCAGAAAATTGTAGGAGGTGAGATACCGACAGCAGACATATTTAAACGCTCTATCAAATTGGTATACGATTTCGAAACAGGACGAGCTCGTACATTTGCTGATACGATGACTGAAGATATTGTAAACCAAGTAGCTTATGGAACTCCGCGGTTCAATACTGTGTATGAAATGGAAGCGAATATTCTTTGGTTCCAAATGGCTCCTACACATACTTGGTGGTTATCAAGCAGGCGTCGTCAAGGCCGTGGTGCTCTTGAGCGTGATTCTATGCGCATACAATTTAGAGAAGCTCCGTATGCAGTAGAACCTAGAGTAATTCGAGATGCTTGGATGTACGGGGTAGATTTACAAATAGCCCATGACCTTGGATTGGACATACCATCGGCTATTGGGGACAAAGTATTTGTTGTTAGAATTTAGGAGGAATATGCATCACATAGTTTTATTTTCTGGAGGATTGGATTCGACAGCCATCCTCAACCATGTTGCGAAAAGGTACGGAGCCGAAAATGTAACAGCTCTCAATATCAAATATGGATCCGTACAAAATCCTAGAGAACGTAGGGCAGCAGAAAGAGTTCTTAAGCACCTTGGAGTTCAGGGTATGGGAATTACTCTTCCAACCGAAATCTTTAAAGGTGCCGGATCTGCTTTGATGGGTGAAAGAGAAATACCAGATGAAGAATACCGCACTGACGGACCTCAGCCGACGATCGTGCCATTTAGAAACGGCACCTTCTTATCTGTCGCAGCCGCAATTGGATTTCGTTACGATGTCTGTGAGGTATGGCTTGCAGTTCATGCCGACGACGCTTCTGGATGGGCATATCCAGACTGTACACCAGATTTTTTAGACGCAATGGCGGAAGCTATCCACGTTGCCTCTCTTGGAGAAGTACGTTTGGTGGCCCCTTTCCAATACATGACCAAAGCAGAAATCGTTGGCCAGGCATACAACGAAGATGCTCCATTAGAGCTTTCATATTCGTGCTATAAAGGTGGCCGGTACCATTGCGGAGTTTGTGCAACGTGTGTTGATCGTCACTATGCTTTCAACCGAGCAGGTTTCAAAGATCCAACTATCTACGAAGCTCCCCTAAAAGAGTCAGCCAATTTACATGATTGGAAGAGTGGTCTAAATGACTGAAATAAAAGAGTTAATCGAACAACGTGCTGAGATGTACGGCCCCTCATGGGTTATGCATGGAGAATGTCTGAGACCGGTCGCGTCACTAATTCACGGAATGCAGTTGAAAGCCGCTGCAATAGTCTGGCCGTGGCACGCAATCTTTAACAAACTAATGCGTGCATTGACATCACCTCTACGACGCGATACTTGGGTTGACATTCAAGGATATGCTCAGTTAGTCATTGACATGATCGACAGTCTTGAAGGAGGTGAAGATAAGACCAGTAAGAAGCAGGTAAAGTAACTACATAAAAAGGAGTATGCTATGAACAAAAAGACTGTATGGAGTATAATTACGTTGGTTGGTGCATATATCATGTGCCAACTTATCGCAGACATCGGTGCGACCAAGTTTGTAACCGTTGGACCGTATGTACTTCCGGCAGGCACATTCATTTTTGCCGTAACATTTACACTTCGTGACATGGTACACAAACGGCTTGGAAAAACCTGGGCTACAAGTGCCATTACGATGGCTGCTGTATTTAACATTTTACTTTCGGCTTACTTGTGGTTGGTAACAAAGCTACCTGCGCCCGAGTTTTTCGGACTTGCCGAATCATGGAACGCAATCTTCGCTATCGTTCCCAGCATTACTATAGCATCAATTGCTGCGGAGCTTATAAGTGAATTGGCCGATACGGAAGTATATCATCTTTGGAAAACAAAATTTCCTAATGCACCTCAATGGAGCCGGGTACTGGTAAGCAATGTCATCTCATTACCACTCGATAGCTTCGTATTTGCCACCCTTGCGTTCGTTTTGCTACCTCCGCTTCTTGGTGGTCATGCAGAACCGCTCGGCGTTGCTTTAATGCTGACACTTGGACAAACAATTTGGAAGGGCATTGTAACCTTAGTCAGCTTGCCGGGTATTTACTTAGTTAAAGAAAAACCGTTTATCTGATAGCACAGGGGGAGAGGGCAATGCGCTCTCTCCCTCTAAGGAGTAGTTATGTACAGCGTACGCAGAGAATATGATTTTAGTTCAGCTCACAGGTTGGGGGGCCATCCAAAGTGTGGTCGACTCCATGGTCATAATTACCACGTTTGGGTTACAATATCACACACTGACCTGAATCTTGATGATATGGTTATCGACTTTAGTGAGATAGACAAGTATGTCGATCCAATTATCGACGCGATGGATCATCGATATCTCAAAACAACGAGTCACGACTGGGAGCAATCATTGGAAGTCCGTTCTGAGGATGTTTTTGAACTTCCTCGAAAAAGGTCTACTGCAGAGAATATTGCGGAGTATATCTGTACAACGCTTAGAGCCGAGCTTAAATGGCCTACAATGATTAAGGTTGAAGTTGGGGAGAACCGAAGGAGTGTAGCGGCCTATGTATCCAGTGAATGAAATCTTTCACAGCATTCAAGGTGAGGGAAGGTTTATGGGAACTCCTGCCACATTTATTCGGTTGCAGGGCTGTCCTGTGGGCTGTTCTTGGTGTGATACCAAAGACAGTTGGTCTAAAGACGGTAAAAAGATGTCTGCCGAACAAATCTCTTGTGAGGTAAGGTATCCCTTTGTTGTCATTACGGGTGGAGAACCTGTGATGCATAATTTGGATAGGCTCATTCGACGGTTAAGATTAGACCATAAATGTTTTTTACAACTGGAAACCTGCGGTGCATTCCTATACAAAGGAATCAGACGGGCGGATTTCGTAACAGTTAGTCCGAAAGCAAATGTAGATTTTAGGGTTGTTATACCACCCGACGAGCTTAAGTTCGTTGTTGATGATCTCCTCACAGAAGGTGTCGTCAGAGCTCTGATGGATCGTTATCCGCGCACTTACATCGCCTCGTTTATGCCCGAGGGTAGTCCTCCAACAAAGGAAAGCCGTAAAAGAGCTTACGACTTTGCAACGTATACTGATTGGAGTATCCCAACAATGTATTCAGACAGATTACAATACGTTTTAGGAGTAAAATGAATAACATACTACATCGCGAACTGACTAATTTCTTTGTTGAGACCTTTGGAGAGGATGTTTGGGACGACTCTCCAGAGATTACTGCTTCTCGTTGGCTGAAAGCTATGGAAGAGTTTTCCACAAAGAAAGAACTTGATTTCAATATGACAGTTTTTCCATCTGACAGCGATCAGATGATAGTTGTGCCCAACATTGAATTCGAATCCCTTTGTGCCCATCACCTGTTTCCGTTTTATGGTGTGGCTCACGTAGGATACATACCAAACCGTAAGATGATTGGGTTATCCAAAATCCCCAGACTTGTAAGATACTATGCTCATCGTCCAAACACCCAAGAAGAGATGACGAAGAACATTGCTACTCATTTAAAAGACGCCCTTCAAGCTCATGGTGTAGCAGTTCTCGTCGAAGGACATCACACATGTATGATGACAAGAGGTGTTAAAGCCAGAAATGCGGTTATGAGAACGTCCGAGATGAAAGGAATCTTTTTAACAGCCGGACCTGCTCGTCAGGAATTTCTAACCCTGATTCAGAATGGAGGGACAACACTATGAAACTTGCGCTCATCGGTGACGTACAGACCAACAACATGACAACTGCTTATGGTGGAGGATATAAATTCTTTCTTGCCCAGAAAGTAATGACATATCAACCATACTACTACAACGATTACGAATACTTCAAACGAATTCGTCGTCGCGGGTACTTTGTTATGTTAGATAATGGAACGCCTGAAGGTGTTCCTTTGGACCATTCAGAACTGGTAAAGGCATATAAAATTGTTCAGCCGGATGAACTGGTTCTACCCGACGTACTGGAAGATTCGCAAGCTACATTAGAGGCTTCTTATACATTTCTTCAGAACTACGAAGAAATTGTTCCTCCGAGAAATCGTATGTTTGTGCCTCAGGGAAAAACTGTTGAGGAATGGGAATGGTGTTTAGATGAGTTTGAAAATTCCCGTCACACATTTGAGACAATTGGTGTGCCAAAACATATGGAGGGTAAGGAAGGTGGTCGAGTTGCTTGCCTTCAGGCTATTGAAAGGCGGGGTCTCCACAAGAAGTATCACGTGCATATGCTTGGATGCCACAAAGAACCCGTTAAAGAAGTTCGATATGCCATAGCGGCATGTCCTTGGATCAGGGGAATTGACACAGCAGCTCCGTATGCATATGCACAGGCGGGTAAAGATATTACATGTGGAGAACACTATGGATATACTTGGGGTAGGGATTTCGATGAAGAACGTGCTTCGTGGAACATAGATGCGCTGTTAAGGGCGTGTCAAGGAAGGTAAAATGCATATACAGGTTAGAGACGATAACGGTGAATTACTTGGAGACTTGCACATATCGCGGGAAATGCAATCGGCTCAGATTCTTCAGGCCGAATTGGACATTCTCGATGAATTGGTGCAAATTTCGAGGGCTCAGAATGTTCCGATGGTTACGATAATGGTGCCCACAGAATCGGTTAGAGAACTGGAATCATTAGGCTGGACTAAATCGGAAAGCCTTGTGGTAATGTACAAGGAGAGGTAATGTGAGCGCATGTGAGAATTGTCCTTATAACGGGAGCAAACAAGTTTTACCGCTAGGGGTCGAGCAGCCCGCTTTCTTGGTCGTCGGTGAAGCTCCTGGAGCCGAAGAGGTTGCGAAAGGTGCGCCCTTCGTCGGTCAATCCGGAAGACTTTTACGTGCGATGATTGAAGAGGTTGGGGGCGATCCAAATAACGTTGCCTATATGAACGTCATTAGATGTCGTCCACCACGCAATGCCAATCCTGCTCCGGAAGCGATCCAAGCCTGTAGTCAATACTTTGCCGAAGATATTGGTAAGTTTGATACACCCCTTGTCGTAGCCCTCGGTAAGATAGCCCAAGAAAAGCTGGGGCTGGACTGGAAGCAGATGGGAGTTGCGGAGCAGATGGAAGACGGCACCTACAAGATGGGTGGCTGGCACCCTGCTTATGTGCTACGTCGGCCAGAGAAGGCTTCCGAGTTCAAAATGACAATCAATAGAGCCGTCAACGGACCGATAACGTCGCCTGTAAACCGTAACCCTAACGTTGTCTGGGCCCGAACCCCTGCGCAACTAGAAGAAATGCTTTCAGCGTGTCCAGACAACGCTTGGGTTGCTTTTGACATAGAAACGGACCAGATTCAGTGGTATACTTCGAGAGAACGCTATGCTGACGGTATTTTAATGCTGCAGATATGTTGGGATCCGGATTATGCCGTCATTGTTGGTTCGGAAATGCTGTATGACGAGCCTACTGTTGTAGACCTTCTTCAAAAGTTTTTTGACAGAGTTCGTACGATAGCGCATAACGGTAAGTTTGACTGCGTGTTTTTGTACAACCATTTGGGATTGGACATCTATCTAGACTTCGATACCATGCTTGCACGATATGTTTTGGATGAGTCTCTACCTCGTGGTTTGAAAACAATTGTACGTCTAGAACTCGGTATGGCCGATTATGAAGACGAAACTATCATGCCCTACCTTCGCACGCGTAACGACTTCTATTCAAAAGTACCGCCAGACATATTGGCCGAGTACGGCGCGCTTGACGTAGTTGCGTGTCTATACTTGAGAGGCGTTTACGAAGAAGAGCTCCGTCGAGAGGGTCAGCTAGAGTGGCCGTTTAGACAAATAATTATGCCTGCATCCAATGCCCTCGTCAAAATCGAAAGTAGTGGGATGTATGTAGATGAAGAACAGCTTGAACGAGTTGAAAAAGCTTTCAGTGACGACTGCGATAGGCTCGAACGTAAAATGGGGAAGATTGTTGGAAGAGATGATTTCAACCCACGATCTCCGAAACAAGTCGCAGCAGCCCTCTACGACCAGTTTGGCTTACCCGTGCAATCGCTTTACGGTAAGAGTCCTCGAACTACTTGCCACGAAGCACTAAAGAATTTGGAAAACAGGCATCCATTAGTAGGATTGTTGTTAGAGTATCGACGTGTGCATAAGATGAGGAGTTCATATGCAAGAAACATACTCAAGCAAATTGACCCCAATGGAAGAGTGCACTCTGATTTTCGACTTGTCGGAACAGAGGTAGGACGAATTGCAGTTAGAAAACCTGCTCTACAAACTATTCCACGAGCTTCTGATTACCACGGCGCGCTTATACGATCGAGCTTTACGGCTCCTCCTGGATACAAACTTATCGAAGTCGACTACTCCCAAGCCGAGCTTCGTGTCCTCGCATGTCTCTCGGGAGAAGAGTTCCTTCAGCAAGTATACCAGGAAGGACGCGATCTTCACTCTGAAGTAGCTGAGGCAATGTACGGACCCAACTTCACAAAAGAACAACGGGTACATACAAAAATGTTCAACTTCTCCTACGCATATGGAGGTACAGAATACAGCTTTGCTAAAGATGCCGGACTTTCTATTGCAGTTGCACGGAAGTTTGTGAGAGACTACAATAAGAATATGCCGCAGTTAGCTGCATATCGCAAAGCACAGGTGGAATCACTGTATGAAAATGGGTATGTTGAAACCCGATTCGGTCGAAGGAGGCACTTTCCATTAATCGTAAAACAGAACCAAGACGATGCTCGGAAAGCAAGCGTACACATGCCAGTGGCAGGGGGCGCGACCGATTTGACGTTAATGTCCGGAACGAAGTTGGTGTTGGAACACAACGTGGAAGTATGTTTGATGGTTCATGACAGTGTCCTCGCATACGCACCTGAAGACGAAGCCGAAAAGACAGCCATGCTCATTGCCAAAGTAATGCAAGAGACTGCCGAAAAGTTCTTCCCCGAAGTTCCTTGGCCCATGGAAATGGGAAGAGATATCGAAATAAAAGACAGGTGGGCCGAACCTTTAGAAAAGCCAGGAGAAGGAGATGAGTAACGACAAGAACAAGAATAAGAACAAATCACCCCGTCAATCAAGCACACGGCGCTACTGTATTGCTTGTGGGGGCGAGCTAAGAAAACGTGATGGATACTGGATGTGTGTACGTTCGGGTTGTAGAAAGTATGGGAGAAAGGTATGAAAATAAAAATAGACACGACGTTTGTTTTCGAAATCGACCCAACCCTTCCAGAGGAAGCAGAATCATGTACTGAATTAACACTAAAGCACATAATTCTAGCATCTTGCGTGCAAGTAATGGAAGAGACGTTTCAAGCCATGTTGATGCAGCAGCCTGAACTGTTGAAAGCAGAAGTCGTTAATGTGGAGGAGGTATGATAGAATTCAAGGATCCGCTAGAATGTCTCCAGCAAAAGGGAAGGGGCTACCTGACTAAAGGAAAGTACCCCCGAATTCATGTTTTTTCACAATCAGTGATGGAGTTGGATCGGTTAGTGAGAGAATTCGGGGGTAATACTTACCAACACGGTTCTGGATATATTTGGGTATTCTCCGGCAAGGAGGCCATAAAAGACCTCCTTGCACGTTTAGGAGAAGAAGGGTATTTACCCACTGTTCATGGATTTGAAAAGAAATTCGGAGGCTAGATCATGCACACCTTCAGTACTGCTGAACTCATATCCCTCGTAGAACGCCCTCCCATTGTGGATGGGTATAAGTTCCAACCGTACGAGATCGGTCGACGTAAAGTAAATCACAGCAATCCCCTGCTGCCACTGTTGTCCGTGACTGTGACCGGGCACTACGTAGTCCAATCTGCAGAGACAGCCAGGAGAACCCGCCGTAAGAACTTTTACGCCGCTTTCCGATACGACAGTTTTATGGGCGACCTCCATCTTATGGTTGTGTCCATAGATTACGGAATGATCCATACCTTGGAGCATTTTCCAGGGGAGGAGCCCAG